CATATTTCTGAGCACCGAACGTACTAACTTTAGCCACCGCTAAAAGCGCACGAGGAAAGTATTGAATTACTCCGCGAAATACGCAAGGCTTTCCTCCGTCATACTTAATTGCTCCTGTGCCGATCTTGCTAGGATCGTCGGGGGTAAACTCCTTATTCGGAGCGGCCAGCACCTCGGGTTTTCCGATCACTTCCATCAAATTCAACTTCTTTCTCCGCTAGTTTCTCAAAGTGTTCATGAAGGACTCGCCAGACGTCATCGCCTTCGTTACCGTCATACACTCCGTAAAAGAAAAACGACTTACTCATCAACGTCTCCTACGTCTTCGTATTCCATCAACTCTTTCAAATCATCAAGAGCGTCATCCACTTCATCGGGAAATGCCGATATAATATCATCTACTGTAATTCCGAGACACTCCGCAAAATCTCCCGGTTCAAAGTAATCACAAATAGCTCTGCGGAGCATCTCGTCCATTCGTTATTCTACTTTCTTTTTACTTAGCCAACAAAAGAGCAATCAAGAACAAAATGAGAACACTAATCAACATCATGCTACTTTCTTTCTCTTTCCGCTGAACCACGCACCACACTTATTACACTGATGCCGTTGAATTTCGTAGTATCGGGTGTACCTTTTACCCCGACGTTGTGTCTTCTTACTGTGACAAGAAGGACAGACTTCTGCGCCGATTGCTCGTAGAAGAGGATGATCCAGCATGTAAGGTTTAAGATACTTGTACAACCTCTCTGTGATGATTACATCACCCTTACAATAATCAACCATCCTACGGCGAGCCTCTCGGCTACCTGCCATAACCTTACGCCACAACGGAAAGCCTTCGTGTTCGACCTTCTTACCAATTCCTAGATACTGGACGATGTAGTCCAATTTGTTACTAAGGAACCGGAAATGACCCTTGGCGACCTTCTGCAAGTCAATGTGGGTCAGCGGTGGCAGTGGTGCAAGCTTGTAGCGAGCTATCTCTGCTCTAATCCACGGAATGTCGAACCTAATACCGTTCTTACTAATAAGGGCATCTGCCTCAGAAATCAGCTCGATAATTCGATTGAGCATTTCTTCCTGAGACATTTCCCAGTTAGTAAGACAGTGTGTCTCTTTGTCGCCTACAAACTTGTAACCAATACATAGGATGTATGGGTGTTCTTTAATTTGATCGACGCCAAAGTTCTGATTGTACAGTCCCCAACCGAGCAATTCAGCCGGTGCTGTCTCAATGTCTACTACTAGTAGACGTGGATTATCCATCAGTCCGCCGGAGGATTAGGAGCTTCTTCTTTCCACCAAGAAAGTGGAATAGTGCCTTCATGCCAAGGAAAGCCGTGCTTTTCTGCCCACTCCCAGTTACGGAGTTTAGCTCTTTTATTTCGTTTACCATTCGCATTTTGAAATACAAACCTTATGTCTAAGTGGGGATTGGACTTCTTTACCGCGATCATCTTCTTACAGGACGCGGCGTCCAAGTACCCCTTAGCCTCAACTATGATACCATTCGGAAGAATGAAGTCAGGCAAGTAAGAACCACGCATAATGTAAGGAATGAAATGTGGTTCGTGAACAAGAGACTTGCGGCTGCGCTTGGCAGCGTCCCAAATAGCCTCTTCGAATTTGCTACGGAAATTAGGCGGGGTCGTCTTCGGCATTCACCGGAGTAACTATGAGTGACAGTAGTGGTGCATGGTACTCACGAATGATGTTACCAGTGCGATAGAACCGGGCCCGCCCGTCTGCTACATCGTGGAAGTCGGCAGTGAAAACGTCAACACGTTCCTCTACTTCGCCGCCCCAGACCAAGTAATGTACTTCGTACTTCCGTAGGGGTAGGATGACAAGTTCGCTAATAATATTACCTTCCATATTTGGCAGCGAGGGCTGCCGTTGTTTCTTCTACCTCTTCAAGGAAGATACGGACTTCACGTTCGATACGTTCAATCTTTTCCTCGTCTCGGTACAGTCTCTTAATGAACAGTTGCATGTTTTCTGGTAGTTCAGGGTTGTAAGAAACGAAGTCGCACCACTTTCGTCCAGTACAAGCCATTTGCCAGTGCATTTGCAATTCGTACTTCTCAAGGTTCTCCGTAAGGAGAATGTCCATGTGATTGGCTTTTATGAGACACTTAATTTCAAGTAGACCGTCCTCGCCGACAAGTCCGTCGGGGGATGCGCCAGCCATAGCGATAGAAGGGTGGTCTACGAACCCTATTTCAGACACTTCGAGTTGTCGAAGCTCTATGTACTTTTCACGTGCAATCGGTTCTTGATCTTTACCCCACTCCATGTACTCGTTAGTGTACGTAGGTACGTAGGGTTTACCGGTAAGTCTTTCGTTGACGAGTTGGGCGGCGTAGTTACGCCTAGAGGCTGCCCAGTTACCGTTCTTAATGCGAGCGAGAATGTCGCCTACTTTAGAAGCAGTAACCTTACCACAACGAGCGGCGTACCATTCTTCACTTCTCTGTTCCAAATGTTATCCTAAAAATAGTGGTGCCACTGGTCAACCACGCGCTACCCACCATTCTCCGCGCTAATAAGCTTTGTGCTATCGTCGAGAGAATGCCTAAGCCTTGTCCGTTGTGTGGCACCTACCCGGAGAAAGGAGAAACAACTCCGGGGAAAACTGCCCTAGTTTTTTTATGTCGCGCCCGGAAAACTAGGAAACCGTTTATTCGCCAGTTACGATCTGGCGGCCTCGTTTAACCTTCTAGGGGATCGCCCTCTACTACGTCAGTTACGTCTTCTATGACCGGCTGACTGAAATCGTCAGCGAGGTAAGGACTGTCTTCCGGCAACGGAGCGAACTCCTGTCGAACAAACGCCTTAGGTTCAAGGACCCGAATGGCTTGAGGATAAACACCAGTTGGCTTACCCTTGCCGTAGTCGACAACCTTGAACTTAACTTCTACGACGCTTTCGTTTCCGATTGGGTTGGTGACTTTGCCGTCGACAATCTTCGGGTCCCACGGCCTATCGCGAGCATCGACGACCGTGATAGGAAAATTCGCCTTGCCGTTCGCTTGTAGTTCCTTCTGCTTGAAGGGGAAGAACTTTCCTCTTGCGTCACCTTTATCCTTCATCTTATTGTCAATCCCGAGTTGCTCAAACAGAGCCAGAGATTGCTTATCTGGAACGAAATCAAACGTCCATTCGTTACCGTCTCGATTGTAGTTCGGGACTGGATTACCAAGGACTTTCGCCCAGTAGATTTTACCAGTTACGTAATTAAATTGAGCCAATTTCTAACAAACCTTTCTTCTCTTAATACGGGTATTATAGCAGAATTATCGTAGCTTGTCAAGTCTTTTTATAGATATTTGATAAGGGTTTTCGAGAGTGCGTGATAATGTTGCGAGCTTCATGTCTCATAGACATAGGCCACAAACCTTTCTCGTAACTCTTAAAGGCATTAACGATTAAATCCTCAAGAACTTGCTCATCAATTTCGCCTAATGGGTTTCTGCCCATGTGTTTCCTACCTTTGCATCACAATCCATTGGCACTTTGTACTTGAAGAATTCGCCAGCTCTCTTGAAGCATTCGCGGCATAGATCAATAAACCTATCGACGTCAGTGGTAAGACAATCATACTGATGCTCATCGTGAATATCACCAACTTTGAGTACATCTAAGTTTTCCTTCCGTATACCTGCGTCGATGTAAATCATAGCAAGCTTCATAATCCTACTCTCGTCACCTTGAAGGAGATACGGAATAACCGTATAATCTCGCTTCATTGAAACCTTAGAACCGTCACATAACGTTATTCTGCCAGTACGTTTAAACTCTGCTTTAAGTCTGTTGATAAGCGTCGGAAGACCCGGCACACGGTCGAACAGAAGCTTCTTTGCGGCTTTGGCTTCTTTGATGCTGATGCCTGCTTCAGAGCTAATACGTCCATCACCAGCGCCCATAACGATTGCGTAGAGTATGGTCTTGGCGAGCCGTCTGCCAGATGCGTCGGGAGTAAAGCCCCAAGCGTCCCTATTCGCGGCATGGGGGTCGGCTGCAAGAATAGCTGCGGTAAAATCTGCATCGTCAAGATAGTGAGCCAAGCATCGTAATTGAATACCCTTAGCGTCAACGCCGACGAGCCTTCTCTCACCAGCTCTGCCACGACACGTCCAAAGGTCACGTGCTTCATACGTATAGTATCCGGCAATTCCAAGGACGGGTTTTTCATCTTTATCGACACGTACTGCGGGTATATTTGCAGTGTTAGGTTTGTCATGTCGATACCGCAAAGACGATGCGAGCCAGAGATTTCCATGTATGCAACCGGTCTTGTCATTGTACAAGTCTATCCAGTTTCCTACGGCGTTTGCTCGACCTTGCAACGCCATCCACTGAGCTATTAATCGGACTTCCTCGATGCCGCTTTCTTCGACGAATTCTTTGAGGCTCGGGACGAGTTCCCCTCCATCCGTCGCTTTAGGATTTCCACCGCCCCCTTTATCTGTCTCTGGTGTGAACTCTCGCGGCTTCCAGCCGAGTTCAATAAGTTTCGCAACTCGTTGAGGCGGACTTCCAAGATTAAACTCAACCC